TGATTATATTCCGAGCTTGTTTTTGGTACTAACTTAACTTTTAGCACATCCAAGACACCGGGAAGCTCTTTCAAGTATGAGTATACATCACTAATTGAAAATTGTTCACCAATATAATTTGTATCTGTGTATTTTGAGCGTAAGGCTGTAACTGCTCTATCTAAAACAACAAACTTATTTGCTGAAGGCATGGGCTTAATAATAAATTCAATACCAATATTAAGAATAAATGGCTCTAAGATATCAATTGTGTCGCTAAGCATTCTATAATTGTTTAACCAAGTTTTTAGATTATTCTTTATAGTATCGTTGGTAGCCGTCAATTTGCCAAATCTGTCTTCGGACACAACATACATATTTAAATTTCGTTTTTGTGAATCAGCATCTCGTTGTACTGAAACTCTTTTTACAGAACCAAATTTAGCGGGCATTCTATATGCCATGTTTTCGTAATCAGCTTGAGTTACTGCTCTGTTCTGTGTTGGGAATGTGTCAAATACTCTTCTTTTAAGTTCTGCAGCAGATAAGTACGAGGTGTCACCCAGAATTGGCTTTTCATTGCTAACTTCTAAAGATTCGTTGACCTCTTGTACAGTAATATTAGATAATGCAGAGCGATTTTTATAATCAAATGTGCGGCTAGAAACATTTGTCAAAGCATGAACGGCAACATTAGAGTTTGTAGGATTAGTAACTCGGTATATGATTGTTAGTGTAGTATTTGTCGGTACAATACCAAAGTTTTGATTATTGGTTAATTTAGTTGGATCAAATGTTCTATCAGTTGTATATGTTTTGCCATATACATCCATTGCCACAGATTGGGGATTTGCAATTACATTCGATTCGCCAGGATTACCACTACCAAATTGTAGCACTGTCCTATCTTGTAAATGATCAACTAAAAATTTTCTTGATACAAGATAAGGCTTTATGATAGAGGGAACGTTGTCATTTTTATAATTTTGATTTGAAAGTTCTTTAAACACAATGTCTTGTGCAAGGTAATCAACTTCAAAATATTCGTTACCTTGTGAATCAAAAACTGATATAATCTCGGATATGTTAGGCGATGCGATTTCAAGCGTTTTGAACCTTTCAAAAGCACCCGTCTCAATTTCAATTTGTTGTAATTGGCCTGAAACTACATTGCCATGCGCCCTAACAGCAAAGTGCGTAGGGGCACCTGTAGTGGTATCGTTGCGCGCAATAGCTACCTCGTTTTTTGGATCAGCAAAGTCCACATTTTCTGTCAACATAAAGGTAAGACCTGAAGTTGAGGTAAAGCGGGCACCTCTTCGTAAAATTGGTAGATAATTCTCGTCAGGGCCAAGAGCCACAGTCGATGCTGGCACAATAAGATACATGGCAACCTCGCCAAATGTGGATGGCCTACCTTGAGATTTATAACCTAAAATTCTTCCGTGCCTTAAGATATTATTATATTGAAAAGCAGTATCTAAGAATGTCTCATTTACATTGTAATCTAGATAAAAGTTTAATTGGTCGCCCACATATGCCGCGGCATCTAATACAATTGCACCGAATGATGCTTCGCTAAAATCTTGAAAGGTATCGGGATAAAACCTTTCTGCCATATCTAACAGATCTTCTCTTATGCTAGAAAATTCTCTGTTAGTATAATTTATTGGTAATATTTTCTTTTGTTCGTCCGCCATTAAAAATAGGTTCCTTAGTTACACTAAATAGTAAATTGTAGTAAATCTGATACCGCAATACCGGGTAAATAATAAGAAATACTTACTGCTAAACTATTTCTATCTTGGTTTGACTCAGCAAAAGCTATTTCATTTATCTGTATAGCTGGCATGTAGATAGCTATCTGCTCTCTAATCTTGCTGTCTATTTCACTATATGTATTTTGTGAAAAATTATTAAATAAGTATCTTTTAAGTCCGACCCCGTAGTCAGGGTCCATTACCCTTTCGCCAGGATTTGTTAATAACAGCATTTTAAAATTTTGTTTTGCTGCACGTGTGATTTTCTTTAGCATTGTGAAACCATCAATATCACTTCGTGTTAATGGTAGTGCTACACCGATTGAAGCCATTTTGTTACCTCTTACTTAAATATTCACTAAAATTATTTACCGTTCATGATTTTTTACAAATATTGCCATTTGCGTCAAAAGGATTTGACCGCAACATCTTTTGTTTCCACCATGGAAGATGGCGAAGGAACGAAGAAGAAGCAAATATAGACTTGCCCGGGCCGCGGCTGGAAACTTTACTGAACTCGTGAAGTCCAAAGCCACCATTTTTAATATCTTTACCGGGGTCAAACCTTCTGATAAAGTAATTTCCTTTAAATAAGCCTTTTAATTTAGCTTTGGTTTTACTTAGTTCTGAGCGGTTCCATCTATCAAAGTGTAGATAGCCATAACCATAACCTCGGGCGTAGCCAGGATATCTTTGTTTCTTGGTCGCCCAGCCATCTGCTCCGTCAAAGGCAGTATAGTTTACTCTGTTTTCTTCATCGCGGTATGTTGTGACATAACGTCCAGGTTTTTGACTTATATCTTCTTGATTGATGCTATTTTGGATTTCTCCAATTGAAGAAACAAATCCTAATGAAGAATAAATTGCCATTGTTGATAATATTTTTGGTAAAGATAATGCATATTCAGTTAAAAGTTTAAAAGATGGCTCATCTACTAGGTTATTGATGAGACAAAACATCAATTTACTATCAGGCTCTAACGGCTGAATACGGCCGAGAGGGATATCAAGAGCATCAACTTCTGTTCTGACTACAACGCTGCGAGAGCGGTCGCGGATTATACTTAACTTAAGACCATATCTGACCCCCATATGGCCTTTGGTTCCTATTGCTTTACCTTCGTTCGGGCCATCTTCAGCAATAATTAATTCCATAGTCCCGGGATAAACATCTGATATGTTTTTATCTTGATATGGGTTGGCGCGCAGTTTTGCCATGCCTTTTTCAACAGAGTATTCTTGACCATTAATATTTAAATAAGTTTCAGCTAAAAATGGCAGAGTAGTATCGAGGCCGGACGGAACGAGGCTGCCTATTGTCCCAATTGGCAATTTTATGCGGTTAGCTAATGGATGTAAAACTTCGTGCTCTCGTAAGTCAGAGTGTTCTTCCCCTTCCATAAAGACAATTTTTCCTTCTTCATTACGGTGTGCGTGATAGTAACCAATGTACGGTACCCCATCTTCATAGATTAATTCTCCACCGTTGGTATAGAAGCTACTTCCCTCTTCAGTTGGAAAATCAATTAATTCTTCTTTAATTTCTTTGTTAAGTTGTAGATTTGTATTCAAAGATAAATTTTGCAAAACATAGTAACCTAAATTACGATGTATAGAATTAATATCTTCCATTTGTGCCTTCTCAAGACAAGTAATCAAATTATCACCCAAAGATTCAAGTCCAATTGATACAAACTCAGCTAAAATTATTTTTGCGTCGTCTTCTGTAGCTAATACAGCTTCTAATACTTTTTCATACCTATAGTTTTTAAATGTCTCATTTGGTGAAGTATCACCAATAGCTTTTCCGTTAATAAAGTCTAGTCTACTTGGCACACTATAAGCTTGCTCAAAATTCTCAAGCCTTTGCAAAGCAGCTATTATAGAGTCCGAAGGCTCTCTTATATCTCCAGTTTCCAACAATCTTGCATAAGTTTGGACCGCTTGTTCTAAGAATGCATACCAAAATTCGTCATCTTTAAACGGGCTAAATAATTCTAAAACATCATTTTGCGCGTCTTTTAATTCTTCTTCCATCACTTCAACAATATAAGCAGCATACAGATTACTATAGTTGTTTTTAAAGTCTGGGTAAAATTTGCTAAATACTGGGAATGCCTTTAACATTTCCATCCCAGCAAATACCTTACACGCTGCTTTTACGACGCCTTCAATATTAGATTTCGGGCCGCGGTGTAAGATTCTATTATATGGCTTTTCAGATGTGCAGTTTGGATCTTTTTGCAACCTTTTATCTTCTGCAATTTTAGAATATGAAGCTTCTACACTGTCTTTGACATCTTCAAAATCTATAAATGATTTGCCGCGTGGTTCACAAGGAGATGATTCAGGGAACAAAGCCTGAGCAATACCTACCCACCCAGACGCTGGTGGTGGTTTAACGTAAAAAGGAGGATTCCAATTTTTCCCACCATATTCAGCAGGATTTAAATATATAACACGATTTGTAGGGCCGTCTAATTCTTCTTCGTCATACTGCATTCGGCTAATTCCAAAAGGCAGTGAACTCATTTTCCAATTACCGTCCCGGGATCTTTCGCGTGCAATGTAATCAAACAATGGAATAAATTCTGCTCCTTCTTTAAAGCCGTATTCTAATTGTTTCTTTGTTATAGTGTCTAAAGGAGCACCATATGTAAAGGCTGGTTTGTTTGCAGCTATATCTGATGCTACGACAGTAAAAATCTTATTCATAACTTCGTTATAAACTGATTCAAGTTGGCCTGTAGCAATCAAATCTCCACTTTCTTTATAAATCATATCATTAAGGAGAGTAACTTGGGGCGTAACAACTCCAACAGGCTCAATCAAAGAACGATCAAAATTAGGATATACTCCACTACTCACAAGTGGGTTTTCCAGTGTCCGGTCTTTTGCTATAAATTCGTATTCTTGCCACTGCATTGATTTAGTATCAGAGCCAGCGCCGCCTTCGTCATCTGTTTCGCCTGCGGCAAAAGCTGAATCTCCCATGCTTGAAAAAGCTAAAT